TCGTCCTCCCCGCAGTCATTCGCGAGGGTTCCTGCGCGGGGGCGCGGCCAAGGGCAAGCGAAACGCGCTTGACAGCGCGACGCTGTTTGTGTACAAAACAGGAACATCGAGGAAGTGCAGGCGCGATTGGGCAGCGCCGCCAGCTCGATGCGGCGACGGGCCGGTGAGCGCAGGGATGAGCCCTGTCGCTCCCGGCCCGTCGGCGTTTGGGGGCCTGTCCGAACGGCGGGACCTCCACGGCAGCGGGGGAGAGGCGCGATGAACAAGGGCGCAGCGGACGGGATCGTGCGCATTGGCGGCAGCGGCGCGCGGGAGCAGGTGCCGGCCGATCCGGCGCGAGCGCGGCGGGCGGTGCGAGGCACCACGGCGGGTGAGGCCGCGCAAACCACGGCGCGCAAGCCGGGTGCCGCGACCGGCGTGGGGCGGGGAGGGAAAGCGCGCAGCCGCAGCGAAGCGCCGGGCGCCGTGTCGCAGGGCGGCGGCGAGGGCGTCGTGACTGACGTCGCGACGTTGTCGCCAGCGCCCGGGGATGAGGCTGGCGCGGCGGCGGACGCGAGCGCGTGGCCGCGCGACGAAAAGCGCGGGGTCGAGCGGATCGCCGGGCATACCACCCGGCTGCGGCAGCTGCGCTTTGCCAAGGTGCTGGCGGAGACCTGCAATGTGGCGGCGGCGGCCGCGTCGGCGGGGCGGACGCTGGCGACGGTCCACCGCTGGCGCAGCGTGGATGCCGCCTTTGCTGCGGCCTGGGATGAGGCGCTGGCGATCGGATACGACCGGCTGGAAAATGCGCTGTTGGTCTATGCGATCGGCAAGGTCGATGCGGTGGCGGCTGGCGCGCCGGGCGCGAGCATCAGCAATGGCGACCTGCAACTGGCGGTCGGCATGTTGCAGCGGCATCGCGCCGCCGATGGCGGGCGCAGGGGGCAGGTGCTGCCGGTCCGCATGCCGACCGAGGCGGAGAGCGACGCGGCGCTGAAGCGCGCGCTCGACGGGCTGGCCAGGCGGGGGGCGGCGTCATGAACGACGATCTGCTGATGCGGCTGGCGCTGCTGCCGCCGGACGAGCGCGACCGGGTGATCGCAGAACTGTCGATGCCGATGAAGGTGGAGCTGGCGGGGCGCTGGCACACCTTCGCGCATGGGGGGCAATATTGGTCGGAGGAGGCGTGGCGCGTGTGGCTGGTCCGGGCGGGGCGCGGGTTCGGCAAGACGCGCGCCGGGGCGGAATGGGTCAATGGCGTCGCGCGGCGGGTGCCCGAGGCGCGGATCGCCTTGGTCGGGGCGACCGCGGACGAGGCGCGGCGGGTGATGGTGGAGGGGCCGAGCGGGGTGCTTGCCACCGCGCGGCTCGACATGCGGCCCGCATGGGCGGCGAGCAAGGGCGAGGTGCGCTGGCCGGGCGGGGCGATCGCCACCGTCTATTCGGCGGATTCGCCCGAGGGGCTGCGCGGGCCGGAACATCATGCCGCCTGGTGTGACGAACTGGCGAAGTGGCGGCGCGGCGAGGCGGCGTGGGACAATCTGATGATGACGATGCGGCTGGGAAAGCAGCCGCAGGTGATGGTGACGACCACGCCGCGATCGACCGTGCTGATGCGCCGGGTGATGGCGCTGCCGGGGCTTCACCAGACGACCGGGCGGACGGGCGACAATGTTCATCTGCCGGCGGCGTTCATCGAGACGATGATGGAAAGCTATGGCGGCACCGCGCTGGGCCGGCAGGAGCTGGACGGCGAGATGATCGAGACGGTCGCGGGGGCGCTATGGTCGCGCGCGATGATCGAGGGGTGCCGGATCGTGGCGGCGCCGGTGCTGGTGCGCGTGGTGGTTGGGGTCGATCCGCCGGCGGGCGTCGGGGGCGACGCCTGCGGGATCGTTGCCGCCGGGCTGGACGCCGAGGGAGGCGGCCATGTGATCGAGGATGCCAGCGTGACCGGCGCGACGCCCGAGGGCTGGGCGCGCGCGGTGGCGGGCTGCGCCGCGGGGCATGGCGCCGACCGGGTGGTGGCGGAGGCCAACCAGGGCGGCGAGATGGTGCGATCGGTGCTTCATGCCGCGGATACGGGGCTGCCGGTCAGGCTGGTCCATGCCAGCCGCGGGAAGGTGGCGCGGGCGGAGCCGGTGGCGGCGCTGTATGAGGCGGGACGCGTGCGCCATGCGGGCGTGTTCCCGATGCTGGAGGACGAGCTGTGCGGGATGGTGGTCGGCGGCGGCTATGAGGGGCCGGGGCGATCGCCGGACCGCGCGGACGCCCTGGTCTGGGCGCTCAATGAGCTGATGCTGGGGCGGCGCGGGGCGGCGGCGGTGCGCGCGCTGTAGCGCGCCTCTGGAGCTGTTGCGGGCGCGCTGTAGCGCGCCGTCGGCTTCGACATTCGGGAGAGATGAGCATGAGATGGTTCGGCATGAGGGCCGGGCGCGAGGAATCGCGTCCGGCCTTGTCGCGGGGGGCGGGGTCGCACGGGGGGCAAAGCTTCGCACACGGGGAGTGGCCCACGGGATATGAGGCGCAGGTGCGCGCGGGGTATCTCGGCAATGCGGTGGCGCAGCGCGCGGTGCGGCTGGTGGCGGAGGCGGTGGGATCGGCGCCGCTGGACGCGAGCGATCCCGCGCTGCTGGCGTTGGTGACGGCACGCAGCGGGGGCGGGCGGCTGGCGGAAGTGGTGGCGGCGCAGGTGCTGCTGCACGGCAATGCCTTCGTCCAGGTGCTGCGCGACGAGGCGGGCAAGGTGGCGGAGCTGTATCCGCTGCGGCCCGAGCGGGTCGGCGTGGTGCTGGACGCCGGCGGCTGGGCGGCGGGCTATCGCTACACCGTGGGCGGGCGGGTGAGCGAGATCGCGCCCGATGCGGTGATCCATGTGCGCGGGTTCCACCCGCTCGACGATCATTACGGGCTGGGGTGCCTTGGCGCGGCATCGGGGGCGATCGCGGTGCACAATGCCGCTGGCCGCTGGAACAAGGCGCTGCTCGACAATGCGGCGCGGCCTTCGGGGGCGCTGGTCTATGATCCCGGGGACGGATCGGCGCTGTCGGCCGACCAGTTCCAGCGGCTGCGCGAGGAAATGGAGGCGGGCTTTGCCGGCGCGGGCAATGCCGGGCGACCGATGCTGCTGGAAGGGGGGCTGAAGTGGCAGGCGCTGAGCCTGTCGCCGGCCGACATGGATTTCGTCGGGCTGAAATCGGCGGCGGCGCGGGAGATCGCGCTGGCCTTTGGCGTGCCGCCGATGCTGCTGGGGCTGCCCGGGGATGCGACCTACGCCAATTATCGCGAGGCCAATCGCGCATTGTGGCGGCTGACCGTGCTGCCGCTGGCGGATGCGGTGTTCGGGGCGCTGGCGGCTGGCTTGCGCGACTGGTTTGCCGAGGCGCGGATCGAGATCGATCCCGATCGCGTGCCGGCATTGGTGGAGGATCGCGAGCGGCTGTGGGCGATGGTGTCCGCGGCCGATTTCATTTCCGCCGACGAAAAGCGGCAGATGGTGGGGTGGGCGCAATGACAGGGTCTTCTGGAACTGGTTCTGTTCTGGCGCAGCTGCTGGCGCAGGGGAGCGCTGGCGGCACGGACATGGCGACGTTGCGCGCGATTGCCGAGGAGGCGGGCGAGCTGGGCGCGACGCGGGCGATGACCCGGCTGGGGCTGGCCGACGATGCGGCGTCACGTGATCTCGCCGAACTGCGCGAGCTGCTGACCGCGTGGCGCGATGCCAAGAGGAGCGCGTGGAAGGCGTTCGCCGGCTGGGCGGCGGCGCTGCTGCTCGCCTTGCTGGCGGTGAAGCTGGGGTTCGGGGAGTGGGTGCGATGAGCCTGCGGATTCAGGGCTATGCCGCCTTGTTCGACCGGGTCGACCGGGCGGGCGACGTGTTTCGCAGCGGCGTCTTTGCCGATGCGGTGCCGGTGCCGGTGCCGCTGCTGATGCAGCATCAGGGCAAGCCGGTGGGGGAGATCTGGGCGATCGGGGAGGATGCGCGCGGGCTGTGGATCGAGGCGTGCGTTGTTGATCCCGAGGTCGCGCGGATGGTGCGCAGCGGGGCGCTGCGCGGGCTGTCGGTCGGGTATCGCGCGCTGGCGGCGCGGCAGGGGGCGTGGCGCGAGGTGCTGCGCGCACGCCTTGCCGAAGTGAGCCTGGTCGCCGTGCCGATGCAGGCGGCGGCGCGGGTGGAGACGATCATCGAGATCTGAAGGTGCGCGCCCGTGGTGGGTGCAGCTTCCCGGCCAAGCGCGGCCGGGGAGGGTTTTCGCGTGGGAGAAGAACATGGGTGAGATGATGGTGGCACGGCCGGTGCTGGATGGCGCGTCGGCAATTCCGGGTACTGGCCGCGACGCCGCGTTCGGGGCGTTCGTGCGCAGCGGCGCGGTGCTGGAGATGAAGGCGTTTTCGGGGGTGACCGGCGACACCGGCGGCTATGCCGTGCCGAAGGAGCTCGACGCGGTGATCGATGCGACGCTGAAAGCCGCGTCGCCGATCCGGAGCATCGCCAATGTCGTGTCGGTCGGCAGCGCCGGCTATCGCAAGCTGGTGACGACGGGTGGCACGCCGTCGGGCTGGGCGGCCGAGACGGGCGAGCGGGGCGAGACGGCGACGCCGACGATGGTGGAGATCGCGCCGCCGATGGGCGAGCTGTTCGCCAATCCGTCGGCGACTCAGGCAATGCTCGATGACGCGCATTTCGACGTCGAGGAATGGCTGGCGGGCGAGATCGCGGCGGAATTCGCCAAGGCGGAAGGCGCGGCGTTCGTCAATGGCAACGGCATCAACCGGCCCAAGGGGTTCCTGCAGCAGGCGACGGCGGCGACCGGCGATGCCGCGCGGCCGTTCGGCACGCTGCAGCATATCCTGTCGGGCGCGGCGGGCGATTTCGGCAGCAACCCGCAGGAACGGCTGATCGACCTGGTCCAGTCGCTGCGCGCGCCATACCGGCAGGGGGCGGTGTTCGTGATGAACGCGGCGACGCTGGCGCGCATCCGCAAGTTCAAGACCAGCGATGGCGCGTTCGTGTGGCAGCCGAGCCTGGCGGCGGGGCAGCCGGCGACGCTGCTCGGCTATCCGGTGGTCGAGGCGGAGGACATGCCCGACATGGCGGCGAACACGCTGTCGATCGCGTTCGGCAACTTCAAGGCGGGCTATCTGATCGCCGAGCGCAGCGAGACCGCGATCCTGCGCGATCCCTACACCAAGAAGCCGTTCGTCAGCTTCTACGCCACCAAGCGCGTCGGTGGCTGCGTGTCGAACAGCGAGGCGATCAAGGTGATGAAGTTCGCCGCGTCGTGATCCTTTCCCGCCCCTCCCGTTCGCGCGGGAGGGGCGTGTCGTTGCTGAGGGGGAGAGGATGATGACGGTTTCGGGGGTGTCGCCCGCCGCGATCGCCGCGGCGGTGGAGGAGGCGCGCGGCTTTCTGCGGCTGGAGGGAGAGGCGGAACAGGCGCTGCTGGAGCGGCTGGCCGCCACCGCGATCACGCTGGCGGAGGCGTTCACCGGCACGTTGCTGGTGACGCGAACGGTGGAGGATGTGCTGCCGGCGGCGCGCGGCGGCGGGTGGCAATTGCTGGCGGCGGCGCCGGTCCGCGCGATCGGCGGCGTCATGGGACTGCCGGCGGAGGGGGCGCCGTTCGTGCTGCCGCCGGACGCCTATGCGGTGGACGTGGATGGCGCGGCGCGTGGCTGGGTGCGGGTGATCGCGCCGGGCGCGGCGGGGCGCGTGGCGGTGAGCTATACCGCGGGGCTGGCAGTGGACTGGGACGCGCTGCCGCCACCCATCGCGCAAGGCGTCGCGATGCTGATCGCGCATCTGTTCAACGATCGCGACGCCGGGCGCGCGCCGCCGGCAGCGGTGGCGGCGCTGTGGCGGCCGTATCGGCGAATGCGGCTGATGGCGGAGGCGCATCCATGAGTGGCGGCGGGAGCGATCCGGCGACGGCGTTGCAGGCGGCGCTGGTCGCCGCGGTCGGCACTGTCGTGACAACGTTCGATGCGCCGCCGGTGCGCGCGGCGCTGCCCCATGCGGTGGTCGAGGATGCGGTGCTGGCGCGCTGGGGCGGGGCAGGAATCGACGGGCGCGAGGGGCGGGTGCGGATCATGCTGCACGATGCCGGCGAGCGGCCGGTGCGGCTGCGCACGCTGGCGGCGCAGGTCGAGGAGGCCATCGCCGCGCTGTCGGGCGCGATCGATGGCGGGTGGCGGGTGGTGGCGCTGCGGCTGGTGCGAACGCGCATCGTGAAAAGTGGCGGGGGCGACCGCTGGGCCGCGACGGGCGAGTTCGCGGTCAAGATCTATCGGGAGATATAAGATGGCGGTGGAGAAAGGTTCGGCCTTCCTGCTGAAGGTGGGCGATGGCGCGGCGACGCCGGCATTCGCGACGGTGGCCGGGATGCGCACCACGCAGCTGAGCATCAATGGCGAGGCGGTGGTGGTGACCAACAAGGGGTCGGGCGGGTGGCGCGACCTGTTGTCGGGCGCGGGCGTGCGCAGCGTCAGCGTGTCGGCGGCAGGGGTGTTCACCGGATCGGCGGCGGAAACGCGGGTGAAGACCAATGCGCTGGCGGGGACGATCGACGATTACCGGCTGAGTTTCGAAAGCGGCGAGACGCTGACCGGCCGGTTCCTGGTGACTCGGCTGGACTATGCCGGCGATTTCAACGGCGAGCGCAGCTACACGGTGAACCTCGAAAGCTCCGGCCCGGTGGTGGCGGCATGAGCGGGGCGAACGCGCAGCGCGGCGAGGCGAGCCTGCGCGTCGCGGGCGAGGCGCTGGTGCTTCGGCCGAGCTTTGCCGCGCTGGTCGCGGCTGAGGCGGAGCTGGGGCCGCTGTTTGCGCTGGTCGAGCGGGCCGCCGAGGGGCGGCTGGCGCTGGGCGAGATCGTCGGGCTGTTCTGGCATTGCCTTCGCGATCGGCCGGCGGCGCTGACGCGCGACATGCTGGGCGAGGCGGTGGCGGCGCAGGGGCTGACCGCGGCGATGGCGCCGCTGAAGGTGTTGATCGGGCAGATACTGGCGGGGCGATGAGATCGGCCACGGCCGCGCCCCGGCCGGGGGACAGCTTTGCCGAGGCGGCGGTGCGGCTGGCGGGGCTGTCGGGCGTGCTGTTCGGCTGGAGCCCGCACGCGTTCTGGGGCGCGACGCCAGCCGAGCTCGCCGCGCTGGTGCGGGTGCTGGGCGAGGCTGACGGGTCGGGCCGGGCTGACGGGGCGGGGCCCCCCGATGCGGCGATGATCGCCGCGCTGAAAAGGGCATTTCCGGATGGATGAGGATTGGGATCGGATGGTCGTCGGCGTGCGCGCCGACGCCAGTGGCTTTGCACGCGACGTGGCGGAGATGCGCGCCGCGCTGGAAGGGCCGCTGGCCGCAGGTGCGGACCGCGCCGGGCGGGCGATCGAGATGACGCTGGCGCGCGCGGTGCGGACGGGCAAGCTGGGGTTCGAGGACCTGAAAACCGTCGCCTTGTCGGCGATGGGCGAGATTGCGGCCAATGCGCTGCGCGCTGGGATCGGCAGCGTGTTCGGCAGCGTGACGGGCGGGAGCGGGAGTGCGCCGGGCGGGGCGCTGGCTAGCGTGCTGCTTGCCGCGCTGGGCGCGCCGGGGCGGGCGACGGGCGGGCCGGTGTCGCCCGGGCGGCCCTTCTGGGTCGGCGAGCGGGGGCCGGAGCTGTTCGTGCCGACCGCGGCGGGATCGGTGCTGCCGACGCCGGGGCGGGCAGGCGGGGGTGGGCGCGACGTGCGGGTGAGCATCGCGATCAACGCCGCGCCTGAGGCGGCGCCGGCGGCGCTGGCACGATCGAGCCGGCAGGTGGCGCGTGCGGTGAAGGCCGCGCTGACGGATCTGGAGGACTGATATGGCGCATTGCCTGGTGGCCGAGCGGCGGCCGCATCATGCCGCGGACGTGATCACGCGGTTCGATCCGACATTCTGGACGATCAACTTCCCCCGGCCGATGATGGCGGCGGTGACGGCGACCGCGCCCGATGCGCTGCGGGTGGATTGCGCCTTTTACCGGCGCGACGATCTGGCGGGGCTGATCTGGGAGGCGGAGGATCGCCACGATCACCCTTTGCTGGCCTATGACACCGAACGCGATTTTCGCGCGTGCCGATTGTCGTTCCGTTGGCGATCGGGCGGGGTACGGCCGCTCGACGCGACCCACGGCCCGGTGCTGACGATCGAGGGGCGCGATGCGGCGGGCGTGGCGCGCGCCTGGTATGTGCGGCTGTGGAATTATGCTGTCGGGACGCCGGAGGATGCGGTCGTCGCGATCGATTTCGCCGACCTGATCGGCGGGTTCGACCTGCCAACCGATGCCGATCCGGTATGGGCGGGCGACGTCGACCGGCTGTTCATCTCGCTCGTCGCGCCGGGCTATGACGCGAGCGACGCGATGCTGGATGCGCCGGCGGAGGGCTGGGCGGAACTGAGCGCGATCCGTTGCGAGGGCGCGGGATCGGTGATCGGGATCGGCGACGCGGTGCTGCCCGAGCATGGGCTGCGCATCGCGAGCGGCTATGACGACAGCTATCACCTGACGCCGGCGCGGCTGCTGCGCAATGTGCTCCACCTCGGCTATCGCGGGGCGATCATCCATTATGTCGGGATGAGCCATTATTTTCGGCTCGACGCCGACATGATGGTGACCGGCGGGGTGAATGCGCCGTGCGCGGCGTGGCACCGATCCTTTGCGCAAGCGGCGGCGGCGCTTGGCCAGGACGTGATCTGGTCGCTGTCATACGAATTGTTCGATGCGCATTGCCCGGCGGACTGGAAGCAACGTGACGCCGATGGCGCGCCGGCGCTGACCGGGTGGGAGCCGCCGTCGACCCTGCTGTCACCCGCCCATGCGGGGGCGATGGCGTATCTCCAGCGGATCGCCTGCGCCTTTGTGGCGATCGGGGTGGAGGCGGGGCTGGCGCCGCGGTTCCAGGTGGGGGAGCCATGGTGGTGGGTGCGGGCGGACGGGCGGCCGTGCCTGTATGATGAAGCCGCGGTGGCGCTGTTCGCGCCGGTGGCGATCCCCAGCGTGGCGGCGCCGCTGACGGCAGCGCAATGCCTGACGCTGGACCAGGCGGGGGCGGTGCTGGCCGGCTCCACCGCGGCGCTGTGCGCGGCCGTGGCGGCGGCGCATCCCGGGTGCGAGACGCATCTGCTGGCCTATCTGCCGACCGTGCTGGACCGCGCGGCGCCAGAGGCGAAGCGGATGAACCTGCCGATCGGCTGGGCGAGCCCGGCGTTCGATGTGCTTCAGCTGGAGGATTATGACTGGGTGACGGCGGGCGATGTCGCCTCGACGCGCGAGGGCGTGGCGCTGGCGAGCGCGCGGCTCGGCTATCCGGCGGCGCGGCAGGATTATCTCGCCGGCTTCGTGCTGCGGCCCGAGGACAAGGCGCAATGGGCGCCGATCGAGGCGGCGGCCGAGGCCGCGCGGGGGCGGGGCGTGCGGGGCGTGCATGTCTGGGCGCTGCCGCAGGTGATGCGCGACGGCTTCGTTCATTGGGATGCGCCGGGTGCGCGACACGGGGAGGATGCGGTGCAGGACTTTGACGATGTGCTGTTTCCGCTGGCGCTGGGCGCGGAGGCGGAGGTGATGCCGGAGTTCTCGACGGCGGTGGTGACGAGCGCGGGCGGGCGGGAAAGCCGCAATGCGAGCTGGGCGGGGGCGCGCACCCGCTATGACGTGGGGCCGGGGGTGCGCAGCGAAGCGGATATCGCGGCGCTGCTCGATTTCTTCCGCGCGCGGGTCGGGCCGGCGCGGGGATTCCGGTTGCGCGATCCGTTCGATTTCGCGGCGTCAGAGGTGGTGATCGGCAGGGGCGACGGGGTGACGCGCGGCTTTGTGTTGGTGAAGCACTACGGCGAGGCGGGCGATGCTCCCGCGCGGCGTATCACGCGGCCGGTGCCGGGATCGGTGCGGGTGATGCTTGACGGGGTGGAGACGCAGGGGTTCACGGTCGAGCCCGGCGGGGTGGTGATGCTGGACGAGGCGCCCGCTGCGGGGGTCACGGTACGCGCGAGCTTCGCCTTCGACGTGCCGGTGCGCTTTGCCGAAGACCGGCTGAGCGTGACGCGCGCAACGTTCCTGGCGGGGGCGGCGCCGGCCGTGCCGCTGATCGAGGTGCATGAGGCATGAGCGATCGGCTGACCACCTTTGCCATGCTGTGGACGCTGGAGCGGCGCGACGGCGTGACGATCGGGCTGACCGATCACGACCGCGACCTCGTAATAGAGGGGCGGCGCTATCACGCGGCACCCGGCATGATCCCGGCGGCGATCCGGCGCAGCGATGGGCTTGATGCCGCGATCAGCGAGACGGAGGGCGCGCTGAGCAGCGCGGCGATCGCGGCGGATGACCTGATCGCCGGCCGCTGGGACGCAGCGCGGATCACGGTGGCGATCGTCGACTGGGCGCGCGGCGGGGCGCCGCTGGTGCTGAACAGCGGAACGATCGGCGCGGTAGAATTGGAGGTCGATGCGGCCGGCGGGGGCGCGTTTCGGGTCGAGCTTCACGGGCCGGCCGCTGCGCTCGACCGCGCGGTGGCGGAGGAGACGAGCGCGACGTGCCGCGCCAGCCTGGGCGATCGCCGATGCCGGGTGGCGATGGCCGGGCGGCGGCGGTTCGCGCGGGTGCGCGCGGTCGAGGGGGCGAGCGTGATGCTCGATCAGCGCGAACCGGTGGCCGATGCTTATGGCGGGGGCACGTTGCGCTGGATCGGCGGCGCCGCGTGCGGGCTGGAGCAGGCGATCCTGCAATCGGACGACGAAAGGGTGACATTGTCCGCCGAAGCGGCGGTTGGGGCGGCGCCGGGTCTGTTGGTGCTGCTGCGCGAGGGGTGCGATAAGACGGTTGCGACGTGCGTGGCGCGGTTCGGCAATATCGTGAACTTTCGCGGGGAGCCGTACCTGCCCGGCATGGACCTGTTGACGCGCTACCCCGGCGCATGACCCGGGGAGAGCGCGTCGCGGCGGCGGCGCGGGCGCTGATCGGCGTACCCTTTCGGCTGCATGGTCGTGATCCGGCGATCGGGCTGGACTGCGTCGGCGTGGTGGCCGCAGCGCTGCGGGGCGCGGGGCACATCGGCCCGATGCCGGAGGGCTATGCGATCCGTTGTGGCAATGCGCAGGGCTACGCCGATTGCTGGCAGGGCCTCGCGCCGGCGGGGGGCGGGCAAGCCGGCGACATCCTGTTGTGCCGGGTGGCCGCGATGCACCTGCATCTGGCGGTGCGCACGCAGGAGGGGATCATCCATGCCGATGTCGGGCTGGGCCGGGTGGTGGCGCGACCGGGCGCGCCGCCCTGGCCGATCGAGACGGCGTGGCAATTGGGGGAAGGTTGATGGCGACTTTGGTGCTGACGACTGTCGGCGGGCTTGCCGGCGGGCCGATCGGGGCGGCGCTGGGCGGCATGCTGGGCCAGGCGGTGGACCGCAATGTGCTGTTCCGGCCCAAGGGGCGACATGGGCCGCGCCTCAACGATCTGGCGGTGCAGACGTCGCACTATGGCCAACCGATCCCGCGCCTGTTCGGGCGGATGCGCGTCGCGGGCCACGTGATCTGGGCGACCGACCTGGTGGAGCGGCGCGAGCGGCAGGGCGGGGGCAAGGGACAGCCGGCGATGACGCGCTACGCCTATTCGGCGAGCGTTGCCGTGGCATTGTCGGCGCGAGCGATCCGCGGCGTAGGGCGGATCTGGGCTGATGGCAACCTGTTGCGCGGAGCGGCGGGGGACTGGAAAGTGCCGGTGCAATTCCGCCTGCACCTGGGCAGCGAGGATCAGGCGGCCGACCCGCTGATCGCGAGCGCCGAGGGTGGCGAAAATGCGCCGGCCCATCGCGGCATCGCTTATGCCGTATTCGAGGATTTGCCGCTGGAGGCGTTCGGCAATCGCATCCCGTCGCTGACGTTCGAGGTGATTGCCGATGATGCGCCGGTACCCGCCGCTACGATCGCGCAGGCACTGGCGCCCGCGGTGATCGCGAGCGTGCCGGGCGACGAGGCGGCGATGCTGCCGATCGATGGCTTTTCCGCTTACGGTGACAGTGTCCGGTCGGTGATCGAGACGCTGGCGGAAGTGGCGGGCGCCTGGTTTGTTCCGATCGGTGACCGGGTGGCGATGCGCGGTGACCCCGCGCCGGCGCGGATGCTGGCGGGGGGAGCGGGGCAGCGGCGGATCGCGCCGCCTGCACGCGCGCCGCACGCCATGACGGTCAGCCATTATGATCCGGCGCGTGATTGGCAGGCGGGGGTGCAGCGCGCGGTTCGTCCTGGCGCGCTTGGGGCGGCGATGTCGATTGACCTTGCTGCGGCGCTGCCGGCGGAGCGCGCGCGGGCGGTGGCAGAGACGATGCTGGCGCGCACCTCCAGCGCGCGCGCCACGCGGCGGATCGTCACGGACATCGCGGCGGTCGACGTGTTGCCGGGAAGCGTGGTGTCGCTGTCCGGCGAGCCGGGGGCGTGGCGTGTGCGATCGGTGGAGATCGAGCGATTTGCCGTGACGATCGAGCTGGTGGCCTTGCCGCCGCCGGTGGTTGCGCTGCCGGCCGCGTCCGGGCGGGTGCTTCGCCAGGTGGATGTGCCGGCGGGGCAGACGATCGTGCACGTCGCGGAACTGCCCGCCATGATGGGGGAGGGCGCCGGTCCGACGATCGCCGTCGTCGCGGCGGGCAGCACGCCGCATTGGCGACGCGCGATGATCCATCACAGCATCGACGATGGCGCGAGCTGGACGGCGGCGGGGGCAACGCCGGCCGCCGGAACCATCGGCACGATCGTGGCCGCAGCATCGGCCGCGCCCGCCACGCTGGTCGATCGCCGCACCGTGATCGAGGTATCGTTGGCGCATGACGGCATGATGCTGACGAGTATGGACGCGGCAGGGCTGGATCGCGGCGGGAACCTGGCGCTGGTCGGTGACGAGTTGCTGCAATTCGGAAGCGTCGAGCAGGTCGGGGCGTGTCGCTGGCGGCTCTCCGATCTGTGGCGCGGACGGTTCGGGACGACGCCGGCCTTGCTGGCACCCGGGGATCGCTTCGTGATCCTGGAGCGGGAAGCGATGCTGCGGATCCTTCCTCTCACGGGCGCCGGTGGAACCGTGCGCGTCATGGCGCGGGGGGTCGGGGATGAGCAAGGTGTGGAGGCCGCGGTGCGGCTGACCGGCGCTGCGAGCCTTCCGCTGGCGCCGGTGCATCTGTCGGCGGACATCCGCGAGGGGGCGCTCGCCCTGCGCTGGCGCCGCCGCAGCCGCGTCGATTGGTGGTGGCGCGACCATGTCGACGTGCCGCTTGGCGAAGAGCGCGAGGCCTATGAGGTTACCGTCACCACTGCGATCGCCAGCCACATTGTCGTGACGGCGGTTCCGTACGTGACGGTGCCGCTGAGCGCGCTGAACGGCGCGCCGCTGCGGGCCGCGGTGCGGCAGATCGGCAGCCTCGGCGCATCCTCGCCCGCAACGCTGACCCTGGGAGATGATGAATGA